ACGGGCGACCAGAGCGCGTCGAGCGCCACGGGCGACCAGAGCGCGTCGAGCGCCACGGGCGACCAGAGCGCGTCGAGCGCCACGGGCTACCAGAGCGCGTCGAGCGCCACGGGCTACCAGAGCGCGTCGAGCGCCACGGGCAACCGGAGCGCGTCGAGCGTGTCAGGCAAAGGCTCCGTCGCTATGTCGATCGGCTACGAATCCCGCTCCATGGCAGACAAGGATGGCGCCATCGTATGCGTCTATCGCGACGAAAACTGGAACCTCGTGCATATCCGAGCTTCCAAGGTCGGCGACAACGGCATCAAGCCGAACGTTTGGTACACGCTCGATAAAAAGGGCGACTTTGTCGAGGTGTCGGCATGACCACTCCCGACACGAACGCGGCGGCGGTGTGGTGGGAGGTCCGCGCAAAGCGCATCGGTCGCCCTCATCGCGTGATCGGCCGATATCAATCGAAGGCTGGCGCCGAGGCCATCGATACGCCCGACTGGGCCGATTACTCATACGTCTCCGAATCTCCAACTTGTAAGCATCACTTACAAGTTGCCGCCACAGCCATCGGCAGAACCGTATGAACACGACTAACGCAGCGGTGAGTCCGTTGGAGGTGCGAAATGCAGGACGTATGGCTCTGCAGCACATTCGATTATGTGCGCCTGATCCTGCAGTAGACGCGGCGCTAGAGGCCTACGACAAAGCCGTCGCCGAGCTGGTCGAGGTGGCGAAGAAGGCTCATGGACGCTTGAGCTACCTCAACATCAGGGACTGCAAGAAGATCGATGCAGACCTAGTGCACGAGATTGGCGAACGGCTCGCCCCCTTCCACCCCAGTGCGGGAGATGGCGATGCGAGCCGCTGACCTTACGGGATTTGGGCCTGTTGGCACGAATGGGCCGCAAAAGGAGAAGGCGATGGACGGTAAGCATACGCCGGGGCCTTGGCGATCGATGTTTGAAAGTCGCAGCGCGTTGGCATCGCTAGAGAGCCGCTCCTACAGCGTTTGGGCTACAGCACCCGCTATACCCGGGTTCGTTGGCGAGAGGCCTATTGAACTGGCAAGCATTGTTCGAATTGCGCCATATACCGACGCGGCCAATGCCCGCCTGATCGCAGCGGCGCCAACGATGCTCGAGGTATTGCAAAACATCGCGCACAGGGCAGAGCAAGGCCGCCATGAAGAAGATTTCGAGTCGATTGAGCGAATGGCGAAAGAAGCCATCGCTAAAGCAACCGGCGCCGAACTGGCGAAGGAGCGGGTGTGATGGCTGGCCAAGCGATGACGGTCGAACGTGCGCTTTGGGTGGCCGAGTTCGCGTCTGACCTGACGGTCTCTTTTGAAGGTCGCGCGGCGTTGGCCTTCCTCCGCCAGCACATCGCAAAGCTAGAGGCGCAAGACACCTCCATCCGCCAAATGCTGGTGCGCTGGGAACAGCAGTTCGGCAAGAACGACGGCTGCGTCCGCGCACTGAGGGCACACCTCTATGGCTGACCTGTTCGAACAGCTTCAGCAAGACCTGAACGAACAACTCGCTGGCACCACACCGCCAGTCGAGTTCCCAAAACAAGCCCAGCCGCCCATGCCGGCGCCGCTGTGGCCACAGACCGAAGGGAGAGAGCTATGAGCGTCTACGTTCTGCCCGCGCCGCCGCGCACGTTAAATGCGGTCAGACAGGCGTTGAATGCGCGAGCCCGTGTCCGCGGCGTATCTGAGCGTAGTCGATTGCATGCGGTCGGCGTGGCTTTCGCCGCGCTCGCTGACGGTGCGAGCTCGGCCTGGGCTACGCAGCAAGGCATCCAAGACATGCGCGAGCCGAGGTGGGTGCGCTCGACGACAGGAGACGCGGCATGAGCACGCTGGTTGGCCTTTCATTTCGGCGCCTAGGATCTCGGCCAGGCAAAAACGTGCCGATGCCGCCTACGCGCGAGCAACGTCTCCATGCCCATCGCGCTCATAGGCCGGTCGAGTTCGGCAATGGGTACGAGTGGCCGCATTACGCCATCGAAGCGGCGAAAGACGCCTTAGCCGTAGAAACCGAGCGCGGATATGCCGCGCTGAGTCGAGGAGAGTGAAATGCAACAGATAGACGTACTAGCCGCGGCCCTAGAAGCTGCCAAGATCGCCGAGGCCGATGCGACTAGCAAGCGCCTTGACGCCGAGGCCGCGCTCATTGCCGAGCTGGGCTCACGCGACGAGGGCAGCGAAACGCATCGCGGCACTTCCTACAAGGTGACCGTGACTGGCGTGGTCAATCGGCGCGTGGACGAGGCCGCTCTGGCCGCAGTGCGTGAGCGCCTGTCGCCAGCGATGTTTGAGCGCGTCTTCCGCTTCAAGCCGGAGGTCATCACGGCCGGCGTGCGCTACCTGCAGCAGAACGAGCCGGAGCTTTACGCCGTCGTGGCCCAAGCGATAACAGCTGCACCTGGGAAGACGCAGGTGAAGGTTGAGGCAATCACCGACCAGCGGCTCGCCGCGTAAACAAGGAGCCATTGTGGCCATCTCCCTATCCAGCATCAGCAAAACCACCCGCAACAGCCTGCCGCCTCGTGTCGTGCTGCACGGAGACGGCGGCGTCGGCAAGTCCACATTCGGCGCCAGCGCGTTCAATCCGATCTTCCTGCCGTTCGAAGACGGGCTCGACGGACTGGAAGTGAACGCTTTCCCCCGCTTGGGCTCCTATCAGGACACGGTCGATGCCATCGCATCGCTTGCCTCTGGCGACCACGACTTTGGTACCGCCGTGCTCGACTCGCTCGACTGGCTCGAGCCGCTGGTGTGGTCCGAAGTCGCGCGCGCCAATGGCAAGAACAGCATCGAGGACATTCCCTACGGCAAGGGCTACGCCGAGGCGCTGCCGCTCTGGCGCACATTGCTTGACGGACTGAACCACCTGCGCGAGACGCGCGGCATGGCGGTCGTCCTGATCGCGCACAGCCAGGTCAAGCGCTTCGAGGCACCGGACAGCGAGCCGTACGACCGCTACGACATCAAGCTGCACAAAGGCGCCAATGCCCTGGTGCGAGAATGGGCCGACGTGATCGCCTTCGCTCACCACGAAACGGCGATAAAGAAGGAAACCAACGGCTTCAGCACCCGAGCGCGCGGCGTTGCCACCGGTAGGCGCCTGATGCGCCTCGTCGAAACCCCCGCCTGCGTGGCCAAGAACCGTTATGGCCTTCCCGACGTTCTGCCGCTGTCCTGGCAGGCGCTCATGGACGGCATGGCGCCGGCTGCGCAGGCGGCTTGATCTACCCACTACTCCGACCCACCACAAGAGAAACGAAATGGCCAACCTCACCAACGCCTACGACCCCAACGCCGAAGCTCAGCAGGATCTCGGCAAGCTTCCCAGCGGCGAATATGTCGCGCAGATCGTCGAATCGGACATGAAGCCGACCAACGGCAATACCGGTACGTACTTGGAGCTGGCGTACGTCGTGCTGGAAGGACCGCTCGCTGGCCGTAAACATTGGGAGCGCTTGAACCTCGAGCATCAGAGTCCCAAGGTCGTCGAGATCGCGAACCGCCAGTTCGCATCTCTGCGCGAAGCGGTGGGCGTGCCGAACCCGCGCGACTCGCAGGAGCTCCACTACAAGCCGCACGTCATCCGCATCGAGTTCAGTGCGGCCGGCTCCATGATCACCAGCGGCAGCAAGAAGGGCCAAGTGCGCGACCGAGACGAAGCCACGATCAAGGCGTGGAAGAAGCTCGACGGCGCTGCTCCGGCTGTTAGCGCCCCGGCTCAGCAGCAGTCCGCGCCTGCCACCGGTGGCGCGCCCTGGCAGCGCCCCAAGGCTGCCTAACACCTCGGCGAGCTGGGCGTCGGGCGCGTAAGCGCCGGTCTCCTGGGCTGCGCCGTGCAGCCTAGACCCAGCACACGGCACTTCATCCACAAGGCGGTCTGCGCTTCCCCCTAGGCCAGCCCGCCGCAACCCGAACGATTATGGCCCTCTTACCTGACAAGCCGAAAAGCCAGACCGTCGAGGCTATCTATGCGTATTGGCAAAACCAGCCCGAGCGTGTATCGCGCCGGCTGGGTGCCTCGCAGATCGGCCGCGAATGCGAGCGCGAGCTTTGGTACTCGTTCCGCTGGTGCGGCACGGGCGCCCGCTTCGAAGGGCGGATGCTGCGGCTATTCAACCGCGGCCACCGCGAAGAGGCGGTCTTCATTGAGGAGCTTCGCGGGATCGGCTGTGACGTGCGATCGCACGACCCTTCAACCGGCGAGCAATTCACGTTCACCGCCTGCGGTGGTCACTTCGTCGCTAAGATCGACGGCGTCGCGCTACGCGTGCCGGAGGCGCCGAAGACCTGGCACAACCTCTCGTTCAAGACGATCAACGCCAAGGGGCACGCCGTTCTCGTTAAGGACGGCGTGCAGAAGGGCAAGCCTGAGCATTACGCCCAAAGCCAGGTCGAGATGAAGCTCGCCGACCTGACACGCACGCTGTACCTGTCAGCCTGCAAAGACAACGACGAGATTCACAGCGAACGCTTGCGCATTGACGAGGCAGAGGCCGACAAGCAGCTGACAAAGGCCGAGCGCATCATCTTCGCCCCCGAACCGCCGCCGCGCCTGAGCGAGGACGCCGCGTTCTGGAAGTGCAAGAGCTGCGCGTTCGCGGCCGGCTGCCACGGCGAGTACCTGCCCGCCGCTTCGTGCCGCACCTGCCTGCACGCCACGCCTGAGCGCGATGGCGATGGGCGGTGGTCCTGCGCGCTCTGGAAGGCGGACATCCCGCACGACGCCGCGCTGGCCGGATGCGAGAAGCATCTGTTCATCCCCGCTCTGCTGAAGCGTTGGGGCGAGGCGGTGGACGCATCGAACGATGAGGGCTGGGTTGAGTACCGCGCGCGCGATGGGCTTATGTTTCGCAATGGGCCGTGGGGTGTTGAGAGCTACACGTCTAAGGAACTGCACGCGATGAACCCCGCAATGCTCCGCGACGCCGAGGTGCTGGCGATTCGTGAGCGGACAGCTGCGCAGTTCTGCTTGGCCGATAAAGGCGAGTTTGAGGAGGCGGCGTAGTGGAATTGCGCCCCTACCAACGCCTCGCGGTCGACGTTCTCTGGCAATACCTTGCCACGAACACGGGCAACCCCGCGATAGTGCTGCCTACCGGCGCAGGCAAATCGCCGCTCATGGCCGCGATCGCGCAGGGGGCGCACACGCAGTGGCAGGGCCGAGTAGGTGTGCTCGCGCACACGAAGGAGCTTATCAGCCAAAACGCGGACAAGCTTCGCCGCTACTGGCCCGAGGCACCGGCGGGCATCTATTCCGCAGGCCTGGGCCGGCGCGACCGCTTCGATGCCATCCTGCACCTGCAGATCCAATCCGTCTACCGCCGCGCTTCCGCCTTCGGTCCCTTCGACCTTCTGCTTGTCGACGAAGGCCACCGGATACCGCTCAAGGACGAGGGCACCTATCGCCGCTTCATCCGCGACTGTCAGGCGATCAACCCCGCCCTGCGCGTGGTCGTCCTAACCGCGACGCCTTACCGCCTGCAAGGGCGCGCGGTGCCCATCTGCGGCCCAGAGCACATCGCGACCGAAATCATCTACGAGGCGCGCATTCCGGACCTGATCGCCGAGGGCTATCTGTCGCCGCTGACGACGAAGGGCGGTGAATGTCCGCCCTTGTCTGGTATCCAGACCCGAGGCGGTGAATATGTCGAGGCTGCGTTGGCGACTGTTTTCGACGTTCCTGAGCTCGTGGAGCGCGCATGTAGAAAGCTGGTCGAACTTGCTGGCGAACGTAAGCGCTGGCTTCTGTTCGCAATCAATGTCTCGCATGCGAATCACATCGCTGAAACTCTGAACTCACTTGGTGTCTCGACCGCCGTTGTGTGGGGCGATATGCCGGCCGTTGAGCGCGACGCTACCTTAACAGCTTTAGGCGGTCTCTACCGTGCGATAGTCAATGTCGGTGTCCTCGTCGAAGGCTACGACGATCCACTGATCGACCTAGTGGGGGATTTTGCCGCGACCAAATCTCCAGGACGGTACTCCCAGAAGGTGGGCCGAGGTTTTCGTGTGGTTTACGCAGATGGATTCGACCTCAGCATACGCGAGGGTCGTGTCGCCGCGATTGCAGCCGGACCGAAGCCTGATTGCTTCTACGCAGACTTCGCCGGCAATTCGCTGGAGCATGGTCCGGTGGACGAGATACGGGTGCAGCAGCCTAGGACGGCGAACGCGTTAGCGAAGGTAGTGACTGGAAAGTCAAAAAAGTGCCCCGCCTGCTCTGCTGTCGTGCCCGCCCAGACGCGGCTCTGCCCGACTGAAGGCTGCGGCTATAGCTGGGTCAACACCGACCCCTCACACCTCGACCGCCCCATCGACGCGCCCGTTCTGTCAACCGACCGACCGCGCGTTGTGAACCAGCATGAGGTGAAATCCGTGGGCTATAAGCGGCACGAGGGCAAGAGCTCTGGCCGTCCGTCGCTCTGCGTCACCTACCAATGCGGACTGCGCCGGTTCAGCGAGTACGTGTGCCTGGAGCACTCAGGGTTCGCCCACGACAAGGCGCTGCAGTGGTGGGCGCATAGGGCCGGTGCAGGTAGCGTTCCGCGCACGGTGGAGGAAGCCTTGCCGCTGACGCCGCGGTTGCGAACGCCCTCAGAAATAACGGTCGATGAAACCAACAAATACGCCCAGGTAATAGCTTACCGCTTCGCAGAACGCGATGCGGATGAGCAAGAGCCTGTCGATCACAACGCGCCGACCTGGCTGCAGGCGGCAACCAGGAGAGCCGCATGACCCAGCTATCCCAAGACCTAGCGCACTACGCGCAGCGATTGGCGGCGGAGAAGCCAAAGACCGACGAGGGCAAGTTTCTGCAGCAGCAGTGCTTGCGGATGATTCGGGATTTGCATGAGAGGCATTGTCCGCAGCCGTCTGAGGATGTAATGAACGAGAGGGTGAAGGAGTACATCGAATACCTCCGTGCAGATAAAGCGACTCGGTATTCGTGCCCGACTAACGCCTCAATACAGGGCGAGAGGCTTCGCATTGCCCACGAGCTAGAACAAGCCCTCGCCGCCCCTGCGGAGGGTGAGGGGGCGGTGCTTTGGGTTAACCAAGACAGTTTCAGGTGGCTCAAAAAGCAAGGTGGATTAGGTCATATTCGCGCGTTCTCTCGCCCGTTTGACAGCGGCGAACACGTCCCCCTCTACCTCCGCCCGCAGGCGAGCGAGGTTCCTCCCACCAACCTAGACCGTTCGCTAGTGCAAACATTGCTGGACATGGCTAACGAAGGCGGGGTTTGCCCCACGCCACCAACTGTGATGGTGGAGCTTGCTCAAGCGTGGCTGATGGTCCACCACGACCTAAACGAAGATCGCGGCGCGGAGGCGACCCCGTGAGGTGCGCATTCCTACTAATTATCTGTCTCACTGCAGGGTGCCGTAGCGAACAGAATGCGAAAGCCGACAATAAAGTTCTGTGGGACTCAAATGGGTGCGCGTTTTATGTGCGGCCCAACGTCGGCGACAACTCATTCATACGCCCGTTGCCGGATGCAAACAAACCAACGTGTACCACCACCCGGGAGCCGAGCAATGGCTGATGCGAATGGGTGGATCAAGGTTTCTGAGCTTCTTCCCGATGAAGACGTGCCTGTATGGGTGCACGACGGGAAAGGTCAAATTTGGATCGGCGGTCGATCTATCGTCGATGACTGCGACTGGGCTTGGTGTAACTGCTATCACAGCATTTACCAAGACTCAGACGGTAGTTGGAAGGCGAACAATATCGAATGGGACGACAATTACACCGTAGTCGAATGGCAGCCGCTCCCGTCAGTGACCCTCCCGCCTCCGCCTGTTGGGGATGAGAAATGATCGAAGTCGGCGACATTGTTCGTGTAAACGTTAATACACAAGCCATGACGCTTATCGCGAAAGCAAAGGTGCTGAATGTGCCAATGCAGACGGGTGAGTCCTGGCAGTTTCTCGACCTCAATAGCGGATCCGAGGTCTGGACCACTGAGCCGATCACGATTTACAAGGCAGCCACCCCATGACCCCAAAACCCATCAGCGATGCCGCGATTGCGCGGGCTGTACGAGAATTGCATCAATCGAATCACCTAAATGGAGAGTGGGGGTCACCAATACACACAAACTGGGTCATGGATAGAGCCAAGATTATCGACGCCCAGCAGCCGCAGCAGATGACGGTCATAAACCCAGAAGAATGGGAGCCTTGTTCGCCTGAATATCTGTCAAATGGAGGTCGATGCAATGCTCCCCGTGTATGGAATGAGGCAGAAAAGAATCACTATCACCCAAAGCTGCAACCGCAGCACCCCGGGAGTGGAGAGTGGGTGTTGGTGCCTCGCCGCCCTACCAATGAAATGCTCGATTATGCGCAAGGAAATCGGGCTGAAGTAGAAGATGCCGGTGGACTACAAAGCACGTATCAAATTTACAGGGACATGCTCGCCGCCGCCCCTACCCCGCCAGCAGTCGCTCCGGATCACCACGGCAAAACAGAGCCGTTCGATAATACGAAGCCGCCTGGGGTTTCGCCTAACCATCACGGCAAAACAGAATCACCAGCAGTCGGCAAGGGCGAGCGTATATTCTCATGCCCCGCTTGCCCGACTGGAGTTACGACCGATCAGATCAACACTCCAAATTGTCCGCGATGTAAAGCTGTGATGGAACTGGACGACACTGCCAAACCCGCCAACACTACCCCGCCGAGTCGCGAGATTTCAGACGAAGAAGTCGAGCGCATCATCGAAGATTCTGGCGGCCATTGGCGGGAGGGTGGGGTTGTCATCGACGCTCCGGGTTTAACTGCCATGATACGCCGCCTCTCCGCCGGCGCGGTGGTGGATGAGGCTCTGCTAGCGCTAGCCAGGAGCGCGGCGCCTACCCCCTACGAATACGACGTTGAGCATTGCTCGATCGTTGGGAACGGCCATTCTCCGAAATGCGGAGAAGATTGCACCCATGTCACCGTGGAGATGGAACGATCAGACTTGGACTTCATGATAGCGAGCGCGAACTACGTTGGCGCCGCCCTAGCTGCGGCTTTGAAGGGGGGGGTGTGATGGATAACGAGTTTGATCGGCGCGTAGCAAAGATCGCAAAGCGTGCAACGATGTGGTTTCTGATTCGCTGGTTTCTGATCGGCTATTTCGCCATCGCAGCATACGGCTGTATTCGGAGTTCCCCATGACCACCCGCGAAGAGCTGCTGGCTTGCCAAGAATGCGGAATGCCGGTTTCGGTGTCCGAGTACCACCCGTATGCGGCTTGCCTGATGTTCAAGGCTTGCCACAACAGCGGAACGGTTCGCGCAAATCTAGAATCTGTCCGCCGCGCCATCGCCGCGCAGCCGTTACTTAGAACCGACCCAGCCACTGTAAGTAACGCTAGCGTTACCCAACAGTCCACCGAGAACTCGGGCGGGTTGCCGGAGTTGCCGCCAGCCGAATGGTTTTCGGAGCAATTGTGCATCGCCCGCAACGAATGGGGAGAGAAGCACGAGGATCATTGGCTAGAAACAGACGAGCATCACCCAGACGATTGGATCGGCTACTTCATCCGCGAACGTCTGCGCACCTACGCGGCGCAGGCTGTGGCGGGGGATGCGAATAGTCGTCGATACCTGTACTTGCGCAATCGTCCGCTTGGCCCTCTCTCCGGAAGCGAGTTCACCGAAGGTCTATGCGTGGACATGTGGAGCGGTGACGGCTCTGGCGAGCAAATGCGCGGAGATGAGCTAGATGCCGCCATAGACGCCGCCATCGCCGAGCAGGGGAAACAGCCATGACCGGTTACGAAGACCACCAATCTCCACTCCTGGCGACGCTAGAGGAGTTGAATAAGTACAAGACCGTAATCGCGCCGAGACTTGCGAGTGAGGCCGCCATGGAGAGATTGCGAGCCGAGCGTGCCGAGGCTGATCTGGCAGAGTGTAGGCGATTGCTTAGGAGTTGGCTTGACCCTAATCGCCATGGCTACACGAACGAGGCCGAGACTGAGAAATATCTTGCCGCCATCGACGCGGGCGCGGCGGGTCGGGGTGGGGAGTGACTATCTCGCAACGCTGTCTTGACGCGCTCGCCGTAGGGCCGGCCACTACGGGCGAGGTAGCTTCTGAGGTTGGCCTCCGGGTGCAGCTTGTCGGCACCCATCTCCGAAACCTTCATCTGCGCGGCAAGGTTGCCAGATCTCCCTTCATAGCGCATCGAACTGGGCCAGGGCCAAAGCGCTGCTGGCTGTGGAGCAAGCCATGACCCGCCAGCCCATCGCCCGAGAGGAAATCGTGTTCGCGCTTGCAATGGCCCAGAAAGGCGTGCGGTGCGAGATGCCGCCGCATGTAGCCGAGGAGCTGTGCCGGGTGTGGTTGGATTGGGAGGGGGCGCCTGTCCACCCGGTGTACGAGGATGACTACGCAATGGGGTTGCGCCTTTTGCCCGCTGAAGATTGGCCAGAAGGAGCGATGGTGCGGCTGGTTTTGGAGCCTGAAGATGAGCGCGGGTGATATCCGCCTCTCGCGTCAGGAACTGCGCCAGTTCACCGGCACGCCGGTCGTGGCCAAACAGTTCAAGATGTTGCGGGACAATGGGATCCGGCACTACACCGACGCGCATGGCCGGCCAGTGGTGCTATGGTCCGCGGTCGAGGGGCGCCCGGCCACCGACGAGGCCCCCACCTGGAAGCCGAACAAGGCCGCCTGAGATGGGTCGCAAGCCGAGCAAGCCCAACGCCGTGCCGCGGCTGCGCGCCCGACGGCAGAAGTCCGGCGTCGTCCATTACTACTACGACCACGGCGGCAAACCGCGGCGCGAGGAGGCACTGGGAAGCGATTACGCCAAGGCGCTGGTCCGCTGGGCGGAGCTGGAAGGCGGACCGCCGCCGGCCGAAGCCAGGGTCATGTTCCGGTGGGTGGGCGAGCAATACCTGGCCCGTGTCTCGGCGCACAAGGCTAAGCGCACCTTCGACGACAATCGGCGGGAGATGGACAACCTGTTCGCCTTCTTCGACGACCCGCCGGCCCCGCTGGACGGGATCACGCCCGAGCATGTCGAGCTGTACAAGGGATGGCGCACGCGCGATGGAAAGGGCTACACGCGGGCCAACCGCGAGAAGGCCCTGCTCTCCCACGTCTGGAACTGGGCGCGCAGCAAGGGCTACACGAAGCTGCCCAACCCCTGCGCCGGCATCAAGGGCTTCAAAGAGGCAGGCCGGGACGAATACATTGAGGACGACCAGTTCGACGCGATCTGGGAGGCCGCGGACGTTTGCCTGCGCGATGCCATGGACCTGGCCTACCTGACCGGGCAGCGGCCGGCAGATACCCTGAAGCTGTCGGAGATGGACATTCGCGACAATGCCCTGCACCTGCGCCAGGGCAAGACGGGCGCCAAGCTGCGCATCGAGATCGTAGGCGACCTGGCCGACGTGCTCGACCGGATCCGCGCCCGAAAGCGCGCCCACAAGGTCTACAGCACGCGTCTGGTGGTCAACGAGCATGGGCGCTCGATCGGCGTCAATGCGATGTCTAGGCGCTGGGCGAAGGCCTGCGAGGCAGCCAAGGTCGAGGGGCTCCAGTTCCGCGACCTGCGCGCCAAGGCCGGCACGGACAAGACGGAAAACGCGGGCGACATTCGGCAGGCGCAGAAGCAGCTCGGCCACACGAACCTGCGCACTACCGAGGTCTACATTCGGAACCGCCGCGGGGCGAAGGTGACGCCGACGAAATGAGAATTGCGGAGCGGATGGGTAAATTGCGGAGCGCGGCAAGTCGCGCAAGATGTTGAAAAGTATGGAGGCCTGGGTCGGAATTGAACCGGCGTACGCGGATTTGCAGTCCGCACGAGAATGGCTATAGCGTGCGGTTTCTGTCCTAAATATGCTCCGCAAAATAAGAGATATCCACAGGCTACGAGCAAGCTGTGGCGCGGGTCGGCTGGAAATTGCGGAGCGGAAATCAGGGCGTGAGACGCCCCAGCGCTACCCTGCCAGCATGGACGACCTCATTCCCTGCACCGCCAAAGAGTTCGACCGGGCCACCCTCTACTACGCCAGCCAGGGCGGCTGGAGCATGCGCTCGCGGCATGGCGAGTGGTCTAAGGGCTACGTCAACGGCCGCTTGGTCCTGCTGCTCAGGCGCCGGGGCAAGACGCCCTATGCGGATCACTTCATGGCACCTAGGCCGGAGGCGCCGGTTAGGGTGCTGCCGGAGGGGTTTCGGTATAGGTAGGAGTATGATCCGCCCCTTATGGGGGAGCATCGAAGCAGCTACGTCCCGGCCATTGACGGCCTCCGCGCGATCGCCGTCGTGGCAGTGGTTGCCTACCATGCGGGCCTGCCGCTGCCGGCTGGGTTCGTTGGCGTCGACATCTTCTTCGTCATCTCCGGTTATCTGATCACCCGGCTTCTGCACGACGAGGTCCAGGCAACTGGCCGGATCGACTTCACGGCCTTCTATGCTCGGCGCGCGCGGCGAATCCTGCCTGCGGTGACGCTGGTGGTGCTGGTGACCTTGGGCCTGATGGCTATCCTAAGCCCAGGAAACATTCGCAGCGCCGCGATGTCGGCTGCCTCGGCCGCTTCCTTCGTCGCGAACTTCTATTTCCAGGCCACTACCGGCGGCTACTGGGACCAAACCTCGGAATCGCTGCCGTTACTACACCTCTGGTCGCTGTCCGTCGAGGAGCAGTTCTACCTCATTTGGCCGCTGCTGATGCGCTGGGTCCGGACATGGCGCGGTTTGGCGCTGGTGGTGATCGCCTCGTTCGTGGGCTCCGAATTGATGCTGGCCAGCAATCCAGAAGCCGCCTTTTTCCAAATGCCCGCGCGCGCATGGGAACTGGCGGTTGGCGGTCTGGTGGCGATCAAGCCTGTTCGCCTGCCGCGCGGATTGGCATGGGCTGGCCTCGTCCTGGTGCTGGCCTCCACGGCGGTTCCTTTCGCGCACTTCCCTGGCGTAGGCGCGCTCCCGGCGGTGCTCGGCGGCGCGCTGCTGATCGCCGGAGTCCAGAACGGACAGCGCGTTGCGCTGCTTGAGGCGAAGCCGATCGTCTTCGTCGGCCTGATCTCCTACAGCCTCTACCTCTGGCATTGGCCGCTGTTGGCGATGGACGCCCTAATCAACGTAGGGCCTTCGCCGCTCCCGGTGAGGCTCGCTATCTGCGCGATCTCCGTCGCCCTGGCCGCGGCATCGTATCGCTATGTTGAAACGCCGTTCCGACGTTCCCGACGTGCGAGTAGGAAGGTGCTGGTCTTTGGCGGCTCGACGATCGCGCTCCTAGCCTGCAGCGCCTTCGCGATCGGCAAGATGCCCACAAACGAAACCCCAGCGGATATTGTCGCCAGAGACTGGCCGGCGACGCGGGCGAAATGTCACCAGTTGAATATCAGTGCCCCGGTAGAGATCTCGCCGACATGCCAGAACAAGACTAGGAAAGCAGATGCGGTGATCTGGGGGGACTCCATGGCGCTCGCATGGCAGCCGTTCGTCGCGGAGCGTTCGAGTAGCGTGATCGAGCTGTCGCGCGATTCGTGTCCGCCATTCGATCCGGGAACGTCGACGCGGGCCACCCGATGGTGCGGGGAGTTCGGCCGCATGGCGCTTGAGAAGGCAAAGACGGTCGATGCCGTCTATTTGGCCGCCGCTTGGCGTTCGCACGATATTTCGAAGTTGGAACCGACCCTGGCCGCACTGCATGGGCGCAAGGTCTTCATCATTGGACCGACTCCGTTGCTACCGGCGACGGTGCCGGCGTGCATGCGCGCGTCAAACATCGATCGGTGCTACTTGCCACGCCAGGAGTTCGAACGGCAGATATCTGACAAGCGGCAACGACTCAAAGAGGTGGCGGCGAAATATGGGGCAACCTTTATCGATCCTACAGACTACTTCTGCGCTGGTTCAGTCTGCGGAGCCTATCGCGGCCAAACCGCGCTGTACTGGGATGATCAGCATGTCAGCTCGACAGCGGCGCGCGAGTTCTCGAACCGTCACCCGAAATAGCTGTTTCAGACCAGATCTGACCACGCCGTTCCACCGACCGGCATATGCTCGATATCTGACGATCTGGACCTGATTTCGACCGAGTGATTCGTATCCGTTCCGCGGTATAGCGCGGCCATCGGGAAGAACGCTCCAGACAAGCCACTGAATGCTAGGCCCTGAGAAACACCGTTCTTCCAAAATTCCAGATTGCCGTCGTCGCTGAAAGCGAGCGTGATAATCGATCCGTTGGCTTGGTAATCCGAGCCGTAGGCTGTGCCGCCGCCATTGTTCAACTTGGTGCCTGTTTCTTGGTAATAGGCGAACCCGTTCGCATCAGCGCCCACGTAGCTGGTCAGCGTGGCGGTGGACTTGCCAAGTCCGAGCGCAATGAATGGGGATGTGGCGCCCTGTATAACTCGATATTCCACCACGGCCAAGCCACTGAAGCCTCCGACCGTGAGGCTCGCCGCAGCTCTCACGCAGCCGTAGGAATTCCCTCCGCCCTTGGTCGCGATTCGATCTTCGCTGGACAGCGTAATAGAGCCGTCCTTATCGGATGGATTCCAGGCAACGCCAGGCGCCGGCGGCGCCGCATTGCTTGGTCCACCAGCCACGATTCCAGGGATCATGCCGGCACCGTCGTGCCGATCACATCGAAGACATTCACGGCAGCTCGTTTTACCGTAACCGTTCCGCTCTGCGGAATCTCCAGAGTGCCTCCTGCTGGCGCATTTATCGTCACACCAGAACCAGCGATGATTGTAAGGCTTCCTGTCCCAACGTTGCGCAGATGCCACTCACCGTTGTCTGGAAGAGCCTCGGTCGCATTGGGACGAACAGTGATGTCCTTTGCATCATTTGCTGTGAACCGCGTGTAGGTACCTACGTCGGCGGCGTAGATATAGGTTGAGGTCAGCGCAGTGTCTACGACGACAGGATAGCTGGAACCACTACTGCCACTATTATCTCCAAGGCGCTTGCACGCGATGTTGCCGCCGCCGTTCTTTACGAATGTCGTAACGACGCCGGTACCGGCTTGTATGCAATGGAACTCTAGACTGCCAACGAGGTAATTGCTTGCGTCGTCGATGTCGTTATTACGCGTCCACCAACCAGAGGTGGCCCGCTCGATATTGTGCTGGTCGATGCGAAGATAGCTTGCGCCGCCGGACGACTTGATGCCATTCGTACAATGAACGTCCATGAATCGCTGAATGTGGATGGCGTGGTATCCGGCTGGCACCTCAGCCGCCCAACGACAACCCCAGGCGTTCATCTCTGTGCCTGCAAGGTGCTCGCCGAAAAGGTAGCCGTTGTAGAAGCCGACGACATTCACGCGACCGATAGAGGTCTTTGCCCCGTTATTCAGCCGAGGCCATTTGATTCCATAGCTGGTCGAAGTGGTAGGCTGCGTCAAACCCTGCACGTAGTAAGAGCCGGTATCAACCATCAGCTCGTCGCCACCAGCGCATGCTACGTGCGAGAAATCTATACACGAATGAGTGGGGTTAGCCGGCATGCGGAACGTGAGATATCTGGCGAAAGCCAGCACGTTCGTAAGGTCAGCTGCCGACCCAGGCGGACCCCATCCGCCAATCATATGACCGCCAGACCCTGTGGTCAGCGTGCTCTTGAGGATCGCGCCGCCAACTGCCACTGGTAGATCTCCGATCACGCTGACATCCGGCGTCGGAGCAAATGGGCCGCGAAACTCAATAGTGATCTGGTTTCCGGTCAAGATGTCGATCGAAGGCAGCAGCAGCTGAGCATTCGATCGACTTGTATCCTGTAGCGCGCCTGCGACGAGGTAGGCGTCACTTGGCGGAAAATAGACGACGCCGCCGCCGGCCGCAGCAGCCGCATCGATAGCGGCCTGAATCGCTACTGTGTCGTCAGTAACGCCATCGCCGACCGCATTGAACGGCGCCTCCTTGACGTTGAACCAGCCGAGATCAGTCCCGCCGCCGCCGGCAGCTGGTACCCACGCGCCATTATTCCGGCCGTAGGTTGTTCCGTCGCTAGGCGCATCAGTTAACCCCCCCAACACTTCCCAACTGGTGCCATTCCAGGCTAGTTTTTCGTTCGTGGATTTATTTAGCACCTCTCTGACTTCAGTTCCTGCGTCGTAGAACTTCCAGAACGCGCCCTCCGCTACGAAGCGCGCGACCTTATTGTCCTTGCCCAGCCAGACACCCGTACCGGTCCCCACGATGTACTGGTCGCCATTGGCCGGAGAAACCGGAGGATCATCTTCGATCGCGATGATCGCTGCCTGCACCAACCCATCGAGATGGTCAAGCGCCAGATTCACGGCC